TGAAGGATTCGTTTTTCCATACCTTGCATTGTTTTAAGCATAATCTTAACCTTGTTACAATAATCTTCCATATTACCAGAAAATTGTTGAACCGATACACCTTCGATCGATTCAAGGTTTCCACACTGCACGAGTTTCCATTGGCGTTCAAGTGATGCATATTGCTCATCAAGCTTTATACCTTCATCATCATCTATAAAAATAGAGAGGAAGGATCTTGTCTTATAGCAAACATACATTTTCTCAACAAAGAAAGTGGTTGTCTCGCAAATTGCATCGATAACATCAAATGCGGTTGCGTGTTTATCCATAATCTTCGGAGCAAACACCTTAAATCCTTTAATGTGGAATGTCACAGTGGACGCTTCACACATACCAGCAACAACAAAAAGACCAAGGAGGTTGGATAATTCAGTAAACATAGAACATTTACGAACATCTCTCCAGTTATCTTTTAAATTGCGCATCATGACCAACCATTCCGGGTCATCATCCGCTTGTTGTTCAGCTGAACTTCTATTGAACACTTGGTCCATTAGATCACAAACTGAGCTAGTTATGGATTTGCTCGTGTGTGTTTGAATATACAGTAGCGTCACGGAAATTGCACCTATGAGGCTACGTGTTTCACACAAAGCGATGACATATGCTGACGCGCCTTCTAACTTGCGTATCATGTCATCAGTTATATCGAATCCACAAGCTTTCTTCACATCTACTCGCGCAGCTGTGAGCTTGTCATTGATTCTTTTGATTTGAGAAGTAACTCTGTTAGACTTCTCTTTGGAATCAGTTTCGTCTCCCGATTCATTTTCCTCACGCACACACACACTCTCGGAGGGTTCATCTTCCTCCTGTATAGGTTCTAAATCTAAACCTCCACGCATAAATAACTTGTCGCGTATAGCCGACACGACAGACCTAACTTGTTGGTCCTGTCCATCTTGTGGCTCTCTAACACACATTTCACACACACATGTAGAGTAGTTTAGCCCCGTAGAGCCTGACGTGCCCTCTTTAGAAACAACGTCAATTTTGTTTGCGGCGGTACAAATTCCTTGGCTCATCGTAATCATTGAAGAAAATCGACAAGCACAAAGGAATCGACCACGGGAATGCCCATGAATCGAAATCCATTTATGCTTCGACACTGCAGCTTTGTCAAGTGCTTTCGAACAGCAAGAGTGTTCTAGAACACAAGATTACTCACGTACTTCATCCCGGGTTATTCGCTTAGGCTTCGCGCCCCGGTCCATACACAGTTTAGAAATGCTTCTGCCCAACGGCTGTCTCAAAATATTCATAGTGAAACGTGGGGTCATTACTCCCACCGCTAGGTTTCGACATCTCGACTGCTACAGAGTCTGGTCTTGTTGTCGGCCCCCGATCCTTGCGGACTGGTTGCCAAAAGGGAAATGCAAGATCGTGCACATTTACCATTCACGTGAGGCCTCTTTAACTTAGGTGGGACCGCAGTATTCACCTGTTACAGCAAGCGCAAAGCTTACTGCCTTATACGACTAGACATTTGGTACTTCCACAATTCTAGAAGGTTCGTAAATCACGAACTTTAACTCCTCATGATAGTTTTATTTTAATTCGTTTCATGATGCAGTAGTACAAACGAATACTCTACGCATTTTAAGTTGCGTTGTAGTAGTCTCACTTTTTGTTCACACATTTCTGTGATGAACTTTGGAACTGCCCCTTTGGTGAGTGAGTGGCTCTAGCTTTTCCAATAAATAATACTCATCAAGTAATAAATACTTGCCCCTTCCAGGTATAATCTGGGCGTGACTGCGAAACAGTCACCACAATCAAGTTTTTGTTATCATAGTCTACATTGTGCAAAGTAGACTCGCCTCATATATTTCAGTTTCTTAAGTGAAGAAACAATCCATTTATTAAGCTCCGAAATAGGAGCTGCCTTTATTATTTGAGTCATGTGGCATCATGACCAAATGAAAGTTTTATCCTTGCTTTCCAAGCAGTTTTTCAAGACTAAAGAACATAAAACACCAAGCTTCATATCTCACAGAACGCATTCACATGCGCTAAGTGAGCTGAACATCTTAATGTTCGCATTTGCATGCCAAATACATTCAAAGATCCT